TACAAGACCTATGGTTCCGGTAACAAGACGGATGATCGTATTGAATGACGATTTATATCTGCCTGCTCCCTGCGATTTACCCGCGTTTCGGATGTTTTGCGCTTCAAATCCCTGTTCTTTGAAGGCTTTCTGCATGATTTCAGGTGCGTATGGCGTGGCAAGATTTGTTTTTATCTGTGACAGGATTTGCGTCGATGAAAGTGAATAATACATTCCGGCGGCTATGATTGCCTCAAGCTCGTTTCTGAATTTTACGGCATATTGAGTGGCTAACTGCGAGACTGTATCGCCATCGCCAAGCGAGGAGGCATATACGGTGATTTCGCCGGTTTCTTTATCAGTTTCCGCAAATGCTGTAACGGCATATTCAATCAGCGTCATAATATCGTCAATCAACTGACTGATAACGGCGGCAACTTCGGCGTTCAAATTGTGGTTTGCACTGAACACAAACTGTTTCGGGTCAATACTGTATTTGAATGAAATATCTACAATCCTGCCGGCCGCTTCGGTCAGCAGTTTTTCAATTTCATCTGTGGCCTTGCGGACAGTTGCTATTCGCAGCCTTATGAACTCTTTTGCCGCTTCTATATTTTCGTCTGAAGGTTTCATTATTTATTAATGTTATGCGCCAATGACAGGCTGCTGACTGCCGGATTGCTGAGAAAAGAGTTGAGATTTATCTTTTCTTCATTTTTATTTTCGAGCCACTGCTTTTTGAGCGTTTCCATTTCTTTTGCCGTATGTTTAGTTTTTTTATTTGATTTATAGGATATTATGGGTGTATCTGAAAGCATCAGTTCGATTTGAGCGCCTGTATAAACCCAGTCATAACACCAGTTTTTAACGGTTATCAGCCCTCCGAAGATGATGAGCGGCTGGCAGAGGAACTGTCTTTTTTCTGCTGCTGCATAGGCTGCTCCGTATTGTGTTCGCGAAGGATAGATTCGACTTCCTTCCTCGTCATCGTCATCATCGTATCCTTCATCGCGATCGCTGATATGGTAGTTAGCAGGAACTGTTCCGCAGGTACTTTTTTTTTGGCTGTTTCGATAACCGGATTGAGCTGGTGCTCACCATACTGTTTAATATAGTAGAGCCATCTCCACAGAAACGGATAAAAGAATTTGATTTTCCAGTATCCGTTAAGAATGATACATGCGGTAATTTTATGCAGGAATGTATGATCGTCTTCCTGTTTTTTACTTAACATGATTTGAGTAATCTTGCGGCGGGTACCGTTTCTGATCCACCGGATGCTGTAATATTTCTTTGTTCCGGTAATATGGACACGGTCAGGCGTGTCGGACAAAATGCTGTTGAGCATTTCTTCATCTTCGGCTGTCGGCTGTGAGATTTTCTTTTTCATTTCTTTTTTTTAGACATTGATTTTATTTACAGTTTTCAACTTGCGATGCCAAGCCATCCAAGCCCTTTGGGGATATGGCGCGTTTTTTTGATATGGAATATTTCTTTCATCAGGATGGCTTCGATAAAGTCGGGCGAATGGCCTATGATGAGCTTCATGGCTTTTTTTTCGATCAGCCTGAATCCCCTGTCGCTTGCATCCTCGTTTTTTCTCAGGCATTTTCGCTCAACTTGCAGGATATTTCTCAACGGAAGCCCCTTGTAGCCTTTCCCGCTGAATTTCTGGTCGAGCAGGTCGTGATTGATGGATATTTCTCCATTTTTGAGCTTTTGTATAAACATGTAGGCGCACTGCGATTTCATGTTTGCATAGATGCTTTTAAATTCTTCTCTTACGGCTTCCATGTTGTTAAAAGGCTGCGCTTTTGTAAAAAATCCCTTGAATAACTGTCCAAGCCCGTTGAGGTCGTAGGTGAAGTTTTCTTCGCTGACATTCCATTCCGACAGTTTGGCGTTGATGACATTGATTGTTTCGCGTGAGTTCAACTTGCAGACAAAAATGTCTTGCAGATGATTGCCAATCCAGTATGTGAGTACGCAGTTGTCGCCGCCTTCGAGTGCGATGTCGGCTGATGCGCGGCGTATCTTGTCAGTATCCTGTATTGAATTGTTAAAAAACGCTTCCATGTGCTGTTCTGTAATCATTTCATCGCCTGCGGAACGGAAATTCCAGTTACCGTCGAGGTCGCGTGCACGCTGTTCTTCGGTTTGCTGTGCGAGATTTGAAACGTAGTTCTGATCGGACGTAATAAGGATGATATTTTCCTCAAGATTTCCTTTGATGAAGGTTGCCGATTTGATAAACATTGTGAGCGGGTCGAATCCAAGCTGGTGATATTCTTTTTTCCATAGCGGGTCAATGATGGATTTGCACTGCTGATAAACTTCTTCGCGCGTATTACCCCAGTAGACGGACGTCGGGCTGTTTTCATTCATAAAACAGTATCTTACTGCTCCGTCGCGTTCCGGTATGGGATACCCTGTATTTTCATCAATCCACCAGTTTATGAATATTCTGACCCATGAATAGGGATCGGGGTTGCATGTGCCGCAAATACGGTTTCTGATGCCGTAGGCGTTCCGGTTGGTGGTGATAAGGTATTTGAATTTATCATACGGCATGTGGGTGATTTCGTCTATTCCTATGAAAGCGAACTGTTTACCCTGAAAACGTTTTTTAAACTCTTCAAAAGCATCGGAGTAGTAGGTAAATTGCAGCGTTCCGCCTGAATAGAAGTTCCATGTCATGTCGGTTTGGGAACGGTTGTATTTGCCGAATGTAGAATAGAAAGTATAGGATGTATTGATTATATCCCGCATGTCGTCTTTTTCGTGCCGCAGGATGGCTGCTGCGAAGTTTTTGTTTTGAATGTCGTAGAGTGCATTTAGAATGAGGCCGCTTGATTTGCCGCCACCGCGACTTCCACCGAAAAATGTTATGTCAGCTTTTGAGGTGAGAAATTTTTCCTGACATCCGGCCTGAGCATAGATGACATAGGGATTTCTGCTTTTGCGGTCGGATCGCCTGATAGCTTCTATTTGTTTCAGGGTGATGACTTCTTCGCCGGATGCGGTGTACAGTTGTTTTGCTGTCATTTTTAGTTTATAGAAGACCGTAAGACCGTAAGAAAACTGTTCTCTGTTGCATATCAAATTTTGGCGCAAAATTAATAATATTTTAGTTAATTGCATATTTTTTAATAAAAAATGTTGTTATTTCATAAAAAATATTTATATTTGCAGCGTGATAACAAAAATGTTGAATTGTTGATCTGATATTTAAGCTATGGGGAAAAGCACAACTTTCATGGTAAATATATTAGTTAAAATGTTAATCAAGATACATAACCGTCGTGATGATGGGTATGTATTATTTTAGTTATAAGGATGTTATATAAAAAATATATACTGTTATGAAAGAAAAAATCTTAAAGAAAATCAGGGACGGGCTTGGAAAAACCTCGCTGTCCGAAAGAACGTTGACGCAGTATGCAGAGAGGAGAGCCGCAAAAGTAACGACTGATGAAGGATTGACGGATGATGTTGTGGCCGAGTGGATTGCAGACTTAAAGGATATTGAAGGTCAACTTAATCATGATGTAGCAGCCGCCGCAAAGACGAGTTCGGACAAGGCAAAGGAACTTGAAGCGGAGCTTGCAAAGCTCAAGACCGGTAAAACCGTTGAAGACGGCAAAACCGGCGCAGGCAATGATACTCCGGGATGGTTTTTAGAATTTCAGGCGAAACAGGAAGCCGAATTGAAGACCTTGAAGGAACAGATGGACGTCAGCCGCGCTACTTCCGAATTGAACACATTCAAGGATGGCGTTATGAAGGTGATGCGCGACAAGGGGGCTATGCGTGATTATTTCCTGAATACAGTTATTGGCAGATTTCAAAAAATGGAATCGGGCGATACGGTTGACAGTGTTTCGGAGCGTTTGCTGACAGAATATGACAGCGAGGTGACGAAAGCGCTTGGAGACGGGGCGGCTCCCCGTTCTACGACCGGCGGGGTCAATGACAGTGTTGCAAAGGAACTGGATGCTTTTTTTGCCAAAAAGGCGGGAGTGCAGCCGGAACAGAAGAAGTAGCTCTTCTGTCTATAACCAACTTTATTAACTTTAAATTTAAAAAATTATGACACATGCACATGCAAATACGTATGGGCGCACGACGAAGGAAATAGGGGGAAGTCTCCCTGTATGGCGTGAAGTGCGCAGACTGTACCAGTCCGGCGGTAGAATTGATATTACCGGACTTTCGCCCGGCGATACGATTGTCGCGGGTTCGATGTGTTATCTTGATTTTGCCGGCGGCACTTTGCAGATTGTAAAGGATACCGATCCAACGGCAGATCAAAATAAGGTGAATGGCCTGCTGTTTAACGACGTCCACATTTTTGAGGGCGACACTTACGCAACAGGCGCTGTTGTTTACGACGGAGATGTATATGCCGAACGGATTCCAACCGTGCCGGTAACTGTACAGAACCGTCAACTTTCGATGATTCATTTTACAAAAGAGAGGTAGGGAGGACATGCTATGATACAAAGAGACAGATCATTTTACGATTTAATTGCTTACGGACTTCGCGGAGCTTCCTATCAGCAGTTTGTGGACAGGTTTGAACAGTTGAAATACGACGAGTTCAATACCGACGGTTTTACGTGGGATCCGCAGATTCAGATAGATTTCACGTATGAACAGTTGCAGGCTACGCTTGGCGTGGCAACATTGCCGACGTATGTTGATATTGATTCGCCCGCTCCCTACAAATCACAGGAAGGATTTTCGATCGGTACGAACAAGATACCGCGTTTCAAGCACGGTTTTGCCATCAACGAAAAGATCATCAGGGAAAAGATGGTACTCGTTCAGGAATTTGGACAGGCTGCACTGAATCAGGAAACGGTCAACGCAATGACCGAGTTGCTGTTTGACAGTACGGACAAGCTGATTCGGGGTAACTATAATGCGTTGACCTATCAGCGTATGCAGGTAGTTTCGACCGGATACTATTCAATCACTCCTGAAAACAACCCGCAGGGTATTGTGGATTTGACGTTTGATTTCGGAATCCCTGCTCCAAACCGTATCACGCTGGCAGGCAATTCGCGGTGGTGGACTGCGGCTACGCATGACACTGCCAATGAAGGATCGGATGCCGATCCAATCAAGGACATGCAGGAATGGAAAAAGGAGGCAACGAGAAAAGGCGTGCCTTTGGGACATTACGAGATGTCGCTTGCATTGTGGGACGATTTGCTTACCCACAGCGCTGTATTGAAACGTATCGGTATTCTGAATTATCCGATGGCTGCAATGGATGTTCCTGCTTCGCAGATTATGGCTGCCAATAACATTCCTGAAGATGTGATGAAGAACAATATCGAGCGTCTTGTAGGATGTCCTATTATTGTACGCGATACATTTGCTTATGTCGAAAAGCTGAACAAGACGACGAAGAAAATCGAGAAGTCTGTACTTCCCGGATTCGAGCCGAAGAATTTGGCTTATGTTCCAAACGCTCCATTAGGTACGATTAAGGCAGTAAGACCTATCGCCGTGCCTGATCCTGGTTCGCGGATTGCTTTCTTTGACGGTGGCCGGACGGTCTTGAAACAGACATTCAATACCGAAACGAACACACAGTATATATGGTCAGAGTGCACGGCGCTTGTTGTGCCAAGTGTGGCTCAGTATATGTTTGTGATGAAAGTGACGGCGTAAACAGTGAACAGTGAACAATGTTAAGATACATTTAATCAATGACGGGATACTGATATGGGATGGACGAGCAGTACACGAATGATTCGTGAATGGTTGCAGGGACTTGTCGCGGTGAATATACCGGATGATGCTCTCAATAATATTCTCGATGGCAGGGATATAGCCGGAACAACTCCTTTAAT